GCTCCAGTTGTGTCAATTTCAATTCCGTCAACAAATAGAGTTGAAACATTAGCCTGACTAGTCTGGATAGTAGATGGAAGACTTAGGGTATAAACTCCAGAAGTGGCATTGGCCGAAACCGTGACTTGGTTTGCTGTGCCAATAACATTAGATATTAAATTAACTCCGTATTATAGCATTTGCTGTTTTGTTTTTATAAAACAATTTACCGTCGACAACGTTGATGGCCAATTCGCCTTCAGCAAGTGAAGAAGGCGTATTATCAGCTTCATCTGATCTTTTAATTAAAAGTGTATTATTTGTTGCAAATTTAGAGCCGCTATAAGCCACGAGCTACCTCTTCCTGAAGTACATTAATTCTTGTATTATAGTAATAGGTTATAAATATTATTAATTCTATACTCTATTATATTTGTCCGTATGATCTCCATAAAGCGCCAGTATATTGATGGGCAAGGCTCCAATTTGCTAAAAAATATTTAGCTCCACTTTGAATTGGAGTACTTTCATGAATATGGCTTGGGTTAGAAGGCCAAAATAACATGCTACCGACAGGAGCATCAATATTACTGTAACCCTGCCTTGGAAAGTTTAATAGTCCCCCGTCATAATTATTGTTTAATTTTATAGAAAAACTTATAATGCCTGAATCAAAATGCATTCCTATGCTTTCGTGAATGCCTTTTTGGTATTTTCCGAAAATTGGTCTTTGCCAACCGTTGAACCAGCTCTCTGCGCTAACAGAGTTATTCTTTATTCTATCATTATTATCAACAACTGTTTTATTATAATCGCCAAAAAACGCATCATTGACAATAGGGAGTATCAAAGTTTTAGAGTGTAAGCAGTAGTCATCAAAAAGGGTATCAGAAATATAATTGATTGGAAGATCATTTGCCGGTATGCTATCAACATAATCAATGGAGCCAGAATTATCTATATAGGCTTTATCTATTTTTTCTATTAATTCATTACAGAAATCTTCTTTCCAAAATTGGACCATATATATATCTTGGGCTACTTTACTAAAACCTGGATCAACCACTACACCTTTAGCGTATGCTGGGTCCTTAAAATGAAGCATGATTAATCCAACTTATCTTCTGGATTTTCATCCTTTAAAATCCACCCAACTTGAACGCTTTCAGCTGTTTCTTCAGGAATTCTATACACTTTTGGGTTGGATGATAAAACACTAATAGCAAGTTCTTCATGGACAGGAACTGGCACTTTTAAAACAATAGTGTCATTAACAACAAATGCAAAAAAAACATTTTCTTGTTTTTGTATTAAAAAATCAATTTCTTCAATAGGTTCTGGTGCTGTATACATATTTATACCCTTTATGCTTAAGTAGATATATGATACTACACAAAATACTCTTTAGTCAAATGTTAGTATCCTGGTTTATTAAGTCTCTATATGAGTAGCCCATAGCTTCCATGTACTCTAAGTATTTTTCTTCATTCTTTGCAGCGAGTGGGCCAAATTCTTGACCTAGCAAAACTTTATTAAAATGCCTTGCGTTGTGCCTCATTAGACCGGGAATGATCAATTTTATCATATTGGTTTGCAAAATCACCAACACCTAAAGTTTGCCTATATTCTGAATTTTTTCCTAAGTGAAATACTACAGTTTCCTTAACTGTAAATATCCTATAGTCATTAGTCCATGCTCTTAAAGCAAAGGTATGCTCTTCACCAAACATAAGAATTCTTGGATCTGGTATTATATCTTTAAAAAAATCGGATGTAGAAAAAATAAAATGTCCACTTACAAAATGAGATTGTGCATATTCTTTTTCTGACCAATTTACGGGCACTTCTTTATCTTTGTATATTTCTTTGCTATTATTTAGCTTTATTAAAACTTCTATATTTCCTTTGGCTATGTCCGATGGCTGCACGTAAGCATCAGTGTGGTATATCAAATCGCCATTTTCTTTTTTTTCAAACCAAGGTGTCCTTGAACTAATAATTATATTATAGCAATACGTTTTTAGTATTAAATTATGATAATCTTTTAAAGTTTTATCCCATTTTGCCTTAAACCTCATATGCCCGATCTATCCTCATGACATAATGTTCATCATCCATTAACCACGTGGATAATAAAAACCCCATACCTAATCCAAAAGGAAAAGGAGTAGTTAAGTTGGCCGTTCTTACATTAGGATATTCTGAAAAATCTTCAAAATTATTATCTAATCTTTGATTACAGATACCAATATAAACGTTTTCTGGCTTTTCAGCGGTTTCATAAATACTTTTTACTGTGTTTAAAAGATCTTCTTCTTGAAATGCTGGAATGGCTATAAATATTTTTTCATTCACAAAATTTACCACTTATCTAGTGGGCACTTTGCTTCTTTTAGTTTAACCTTTAATTTCATAAAACATCCACACTGCTTACATTGATTGGTGGTTTTTATCAACTCTGGGCACTCTTCGCATATGGCAAAGCGAGCACCTTCTTCTGCACTATCAACCTTTTCAACATTAGGATTAATTAAATCCCAAGGACGTGTTGTGCCTAAATTTTTTTTCCACTCTTGATACGCTGACATATTATTTTTCCTTAATGTCTTATTCAGTAAAAAATTGATTAACCGTTTTGTTGACAAATGATGCTGCCGAATCAGATACCACAACATCTTTGTAAATATCGGGAACTGTTAGCGATGCACGTTGCGCTCTAGGCATTTCAGCAAATTCAGTGTCGGTAAAACCGTACCTACTTCCCTCTTCAGCAATAAATTTTTCCTCTATATAATTAAGCATTAGTGTTCCAAGGCCTTGGCGTTGATGGTCTGGGTGAGCCATAAAAATAAAAGGTTTTCGCTTATTGGATTGGTCATAATATCTCCCTGAAATAAAGAGCAATTGTCCGTCTTCTCCTCGGTAAAAAATATAGTGGACATCTTGGTAATCGTTGTGACCAAACATATTTGATTTTGCTGGAGCCACCAACTCGGTGAACCCAGGAGTGCCGTATTCGCCAAATCGTGTTTCAAAAGCACTCCAACCCGCGAAAAACATTTCTTCAGTTTGGTCAAAAGTTGCAGTAAGGTCTGACCAAAAGTCGTCTTTATTTATATCGCTCATAATCTATATTCTTTCTTTTTTTTTTATTTATTGAATTAATTATACCATATTTTTTAGATACAGGATAGGTATGGTGCCTTGATACCAACGCACGTGCCGCAACAAGGTCCTATGCTGCTAAGATCTACGCCAATACAGTCAGGGCATGGTGGTGGTGGTGGCTCAGTGAAACCTGGCGGGGAAAAGAAATCTGGTGGGGAAAAGAAACCTGGCGGACCAAAAAAACTTGGTGGAGAAAAAAGCCCATATTCATAATTTATAACTGTACCCAATGGGACGACTGCAGTATCTGTTAAGGCTGTGAGAACTTTTTGGTCTAAGGTAGCATCTTGGGTGGCTGCGCTTACAACAGTTCCCACAACATGTCCTGCCGCAATTATCGCGGCGTTTGCGTTAACCTGTGTTGTGCCTTGAGCTATAGTGGGCTTAGCGGCTCTTCTTGAGCCGGCCCGAACTACCTATTGGAACTGTCATAATTAAGCCTTTAGATCACCCATTACCACCCAAGTGTTGGCGGCCAACTTAACCAGTGTAGCACCTGACCACTGTGCACGCAACTTGAGCCCAGGAGTACCATTCACTGTTACTCCGGTATCTCCAGCTAAAGTTACTTCACCGGTAAGATGTTTTCTTAAAACGTCTATTCTATCTCCAACAGATAAAATATCAGGTACAGTTACTGTTGTATTAGAAGCAGAATCAATAGTTACCAATTTAGCTAAATCTGTAGCCTGTAAAGTATAGCTTGCAGTTTGCGCATTTAAAGTAGAATTAAAACCACCTCTAGCTGGACCAGACACCAAGTCAGTTGTGGTGATAGAGTTGCTTAATGATAATTTACTATATGCAATTGCCGCAGAAGAATTAATATCAATATCAAGAATAGTCCCATCTAAAATCATTGAAGATGTAACTGTATTTCCAGGAAGAATTACCGTTCCAGTAAATGTTGGTGAAGCCAAGGTTGCAAAACCTGAGATAGATGCACCTGCTGGAATTGTTACATTACCCGTAAAAGTTGGTGAAGCAAGGGGTGCTTTTAGGGCAATGCTGTTTGTGAGTGTTGTGGATAGATCAGCGTCATTTCCAAGTGCGGTGGCAATCTCCCCAAGGGTATCCAAGGTCGCACCAGCACTATTTACAAGTGCTGCAACCTCTGCTCGAACAAATGCCGTAGTAGCAATTTGTGTTGTATTAGTTGCCAATGTTGCTGTAGGCGCAGTTGGTGTTCCGGTTAAATCTGGGGATGCAAGTGTTGCAAAACCCGAAATGGAAGCACCTGCGGGGATTGTTACAGTTCCTGTAAATGTTGGAGAAGCGATATTTGCTTTTAGATCAAGAGCTGTTTGTTGAAATGTTGAAACTGGTTTTGCAGTATCAGCAGTGTTGTCAACCGAACCTAGGCCAACCATTGCCTTAGTTATTCCAGAAACATTACCAGTAAAAGTTGGAGATGCAAGTGTTGCATAACCTGCGGCATTGACCCAAGCTGAACCACTCCATTTGAGAAGATCACCCGTGGCTGCCGAAGTAATTGTTACATCACTAATATCATCAAGGGCGTTGATAACTGTTCCAGCATTGTCGGCTGAATTAACCCACTTTGAACTGCTGTTGTTCCACTTTAGAATTTCACCGTTTGATATATTTGAGACGAGTACATCAGCTAAATCTGTTATGTTGAGGCTGCCAGCTGTTGCCACATTATCTGCGGCAGGTGTAAATTTTGTTCCATTAAATTTAAGAACTTGGCCACTAGTCGCGCCTGTTGTGTCGACCTCTATGCTGTCTACAAATAATATAGACGTATTTACATTACCTGTAAAAGTAGGTGAAGCGAGGGGCGCCTTAAGGTCGAGGGCAGTTTGCGTAGCTGTTGATATAGGTTTTGCGGTATCTGAAGTGTTGTCTACAGACCCAAGACCAATCATAGTTGCGGTAATGCCAGAAACATTTCCAGTAAATGTAGGTGAAGCAATATTCGCCTTAAGGTCAATAGCCGTCTGTTGCGCAGTAGACACAGGCTTTTCCGTATCTGCGGTATTATCAACCAAATTTAAACCTACCATCGTTTTGGTGATACCAGAAACGTTGCCCGTAAAAGTGGGTGAAGCAATATCGGCCTTGAGGTCAAGTGCAGTTTGTTGAGCGGTAGAAACTGGTTTAGCCGTGTCAGAAGTATTATTGACCGACCCAAGGCCAATCATCGTTGCGGTAATACCACTTACTGTGCCCGTAAAAGTTGGAGAATCTAAAGTTGCGTACCCTGCTGCATTTACCCAATTAGTTCCATTATATTTTAATAAATCGCCGCTAGCAACAGAAGTAATCATAACATCTGAAAGGCTAGTAATGCCAGAAGATTCTGCTGTTAGTAAAGTCGTTATGGAAACATTAGATGTACCATCAAAAGACACTGACCCAGTAACTGGCCCTGTTAAAGATATGGTTCTAGCATTTAATAACTTAGTTGCAGTATCCGCATTCCCAACTACCGCACCTGTGTGGGTCCCGGTAGAATTACCCGTTAAATTACCGGTTACATTACCGGTTACATTGCCAGTTAGATCGCCAGTAATTCCACTTGAATTCAAAATATCGTAAAAATTAGTTCCGTCATTAGTTAGTTGCCACTTATCCGTTGACTCATCCCAGCGTATTTGAACGTTGGTAGAAGTTCCACGTTCTACTTCTATCCCAGCGTTAGTACTTGGAGCACCAGTAACGCCAGTATTTAAAACTATAATATTATCTTCTATTAGAAGAGTTTCCGCGTTAACTGTTACTGTTGAACCAGACACAGTTAAGTCCCCACTTATAACAACATTTTCTGTCGTAGATATATTGCTACTATTTTTTACCCAAGATAAGGATGTAGAAACTACTGCATTAAATTCGTTGACATAATACAATAAATCATTGGTTGGGTCTAGGGCTATTTGCCCTTTCGCTAAATTCGGTACGGCCATTAAAAACCTTTCTTATTTAAAAGGTTCCACCATCAAAGGTTAGATTGTCTATAGAACCACCTGTGATTGAAACGTTGCTTGAATTTTGTGTCGCAATTGTTCCAAGACCTAGTGTAGTTCTAGCTGCAGATGCATCTATGTCATCGACAAGACTTCTGCCAAATGCGGTAAAAGTTGCAAGAGCTGCCGTGTTTGCTCCAGTGAAATAAGGAATTCTATCTGCTTCAGAAGTTAAGCCAGCAATTGCTGCTAGTTCCGCATCGTAAGCTTGTACGTTTGTGCCAATTACTAAACCTAAGTTAGTCCTTGCATTCGCCGCATCAGTTGCGCCAGTACCGCCATAAGCGATCCCTATAGTTGTTGCACTCCAAGTACCTGTTGCAACATTACCAAGCGACGTTAAACTTGAGTTAATAACACCTGAACCAAGTGTAGTATTACTTAATACTGAAGTCCCATCAATTTTAAAAATTTTACTTGATACTAGGTCAACATGCTCTGATGATGTCCAGGCGTCTGTTGAGTCAACCCAGTTAAAGGTCTTATCTGTTGCGCCTTTGACTGTGAAACCAGCACCATCTGCTGTTACATCTGTCGGAGATGCTGTATTAGCTAAAACTATATTCTTATCTTCAACTACTAAAGTTGCAGTGTTAAGCGTTGTTGTATTTCCGTTAACGATTAAATCGCCTGTTACAGTGAGGTTATTGCTAATTGTGACGTTGGCTGGAAGACTCAATGTTACCGCACCATTTGATGCGGAGACAGATACTTCATTGGTTGTTCCAGTTAAAGAAATAACACCCTGGTTTGTTATAGTTATAGTGTCTGTAGCACTAGCTTGTGTAGTTATTCCTGTTCCACCAACAATTGTAAACGTGTCACTTCCACTGGTTATTGTTAAATTAGAACCAGTATTGGCGGCTACAGTAAATGCAGTAGCGACTCCACCCATTGCTTGGTCTACATATAGTTTGGTAGCGGCGTGTGCGTTTGCAGTTGGTGTTGCAACAGATATTGTTCCAGAAAAAGTTTTATTACCAGATATTGTTTGGTCTGTACCAAGCGTAGCATATGCTCCATAACCAGCAATAGCAATAACGGAAGTTGCACTACCACCAGCCCCGCCAGTTCCAGTTCCATAATAAAGTGTATTGTCAGCTTCGTTAAATGCTAGCTCAGCGTTTTCAAGACTCCCTGGGGCGCCTGCTGCCCCAGCACTAGACCTTCTTTTAATTCTTAGAGTATTAGACATCTTTAAAAATTCCCTCCATCAACAAGATTTGACTCTGCGTAGTTAATCCATTGAGAGCCGTTATATCTTAATACTTGACCACTCGCAGCTGAACTTATAGTAACATCTGTCATCCCATTTAAAACTGATTGAGTTGAAATATTTGACTCTGCTGCAATAATTCTATCCTTAACCGTAAGATGAGAACCTGCCGGGTTGATACCCAAGACAGTTTGCATTCCTTCTACTGCATCATTTAAGTCAGTGTGCTGCTTGTGATGCGGAACTACAGTTGAATTTAAGTTATCATTAGCTGTTGGATTTACAAAATTATCTAATGATGCTGGATAGTTTGTGGCCATAAAAACTCCTAAATGGAAAGTATTTTAGTATTTGAATCACTCCAGATTATAGTAACGGGAGTGTCGCTGTTAGATCCTGCAAATGGTAGACCGCTTGAAGTATCTATGAAAAATATTAATTTTGAATTGGAATCTGAGCTTCCGCTTTGATACAAAACAATTGCACTAAAGCTTTCACCGCTATAGTCATTTATGGAAACGTTATCTGCATCTAGTACACCTAAAGAGTTAACTACATTGGTTATACTATTTGATCTTTTTTTTATGGCACTTGCGGGTATATCCGATATATACCTATCGGTGTCTTCGTTTGGTGTGTATAAAGATTTATCAATAAGAAGAACTTTTAAGCTATTTGAACTTAAGTTAAATTCACCATTCAATAAAGATTCTTTAGCTTTTTTGTATACAAAATTAGCCATATTAAATTCCAATATCTTTAGAAATTTTAATTCTATATTTATAACCCTGTTCAAAATAATCTTTATCAGCAGTAAAATAAGATGGGGTTGCGTCTAGCGAAGGGAAATCAATATACACTTCTGCCCTCCAAGAATGGGTGCTCACACTTGTTGTAATGTTTTCCCATCTAGAAGGACCTTTTTGTATTTTCTTTCTTTGGCACAAAAAATATCTATTGTTTAAAAAGTTTGAAGCTGGTTTTTCGTTAAAGGTTACAGTAACTCTTCCATAGTTATAATCATTCGACAAGTAGAAATCACCATCAACTGGGTCAATATTCTCTATGTAGAATAAAGGATTTTTAGCTATAACATTGTAGCTAATGTCTACTTCTGTTTTTACGGATCTATCTTCAATCAAAACAGGGATTGTACCTGGATCAACAAATTCTTTATCTGATGGCGTAGCGGAAGAAACGTAAGTAAATTTTATTATTTCGTAAGGAACTATTGATCCAGCTGAATCTACAATGTTTTCAATTCTTATAAAATAAGATTGACCATCAACTAAATTAGCTTTCCAATAAAGACTTATAATTCTAGAAATTTGATTATAATCTTTTATTGTATTAATAATTTCAAATGGAGCGCTTACCTGTGCCGGAGTAGCTGCATCCGTATAGACTTTAAAGTTTTCATTTTTTAATGAAGATATTTTTACTGTTCTACCAAACTTTATAGACGCACTGTACGCATTTACTTTGGCTTGATCAATGAGAAATAGGGCCACAATTATTCTCCAAAATTATTAACTAGTATCAATAGTAATAAACAAAACGGAAATATGAAAATAGGGGGTGGAGATTTCTCTCACACCCCCCATTCTCTAGGGATTCGTAACTATAACTAACCCTAAGGTTTTTGTTATTATGCCATCTCGTTTGTAACTTGTACTTCGTAGTTACGAGCAAGATTAACGTTTCTAGCAACAGTGATACCTTCACCGTCACCAAGCATTACGATGTCGTAACGCTCTTTCATCTTCATCTGACGAATGTCACGAGTTGGATCATCAAACTGATCTGTGCTCATTTCATCCTTGACAAGGAGGGTGCCAACTTCGTTGCGGTCAATCAAGAACACGTCAGACTTAGCTGGCGTTGCACCTGACTTAGCAGTGAAGCTTACGAATGGTGTGACAATTACATTCAGACCCATTGGGGCTGTCGAATTGAGTGCACCACTTGGTGAGTCTGGACGGTAGCCCCAGCTTGTGTTAACAGCTGCAGCGGATCCACCAGTGTGGAAAATCGCATCCTTCAAGAATACCGACCACATCAATGGATGGAGGATAAAGTCTGTTGGGACATGATTTTCTGCCATCAGAACAGCAGCCATGTCGACAACATCATCCCAGTGAAGAGTGTCGTTGAACGCGCCATCGATCCCTCTACCGGTTGTATCATCATATGAACCACTGTCGTTGTCGAACACAATTGTTGCTGCGTCCTTGAAACGGCTAAGGGCAATTTGTTCCTTCAAACGGGCCATTGCACGACCTGCTGCGCGAACATGAAGACCTACAATGTCCCAAAGGGAGTCTGCGATGACTTCCTCTGTGAAGGAGAGCTTGACGCCCTTCTTCGAGACTTTGCCTTCAATCTGCTTAGCAAATGCGAGTGCCTGTTCTGGGTACTCTTGTCCTTCTGGAATTTCTGCTGCTTGAATTGCGTTTACGGCTGGAAACTCCAAGGAGCGTCCTTTTCCTAGTCGCACTGTTGATAACAATGGAGTCACGAGTAACTGTGGCTCTGCTGCTTCTCTAAGTGTACGAGAGATGACCTTAGGAAAAAGTGCTGCTGCATCTGGTGATGCAAAAGCCTCTTTGATGGTCACTCTATTGTTTTCGTCGATGTGCCCATCCTCGGTTAATACAGTCTCCCATGCTGGGAGACCCGAGAGGAGCTCTTGGATTGTCTTACTCATCTTAGGATCTTTCCTCCTGCTATTGTTTCTTAAAGTGTGAGGTTGACGCGGAATGCACCAACCACATTTGTAACGTCCAAGTTAGAACGTATACCCAGTTTACCTGAGAATGAACCCGAGCGTGTGAGCTCGTATACAGTCTTCAAAGCACCTGGATCTGACGGCAATTGCATGTAGGAAAGCAGACCATCATCAAAGTTGGTTGCAAACTTTTCTACCTCAATAACCTTACCAACCTGGAGGTAAGAATAAACGTCAGTCGAATCTAAGAAATCCGCTGCCGCTGCCTTAACTGGACGTCCCATGCTATCCGATCTTACGAGCGAACCAACAGTTACGTCAGCGTTCAATCCACTAACCATTGGGTACTCTACGTAACCATGGGTAATGAAACCTGCACCTTGTGATGTACCCTTATCGAATGGACGATAGAGGTCATACTGTGCGACACCAATTGGAATAGAGCGAGCAGACACAGTTACTGTGTCAGTTGCGCCCGATGAATAGTTTGGCGTTGCGCCATTCATTGGATCCCAGGTTGAAGGCATATTGTCTCCATAAGCCTTGCTTGATGATGTACCGTTTGCAGGAACAACGCGTGCGTCGCCATTGCTGTCAGCAATTACCGAAAGGATTGTTCCCTTGGTGATTACTACTTCAAAACGATCATCTTCCGAATCTGTATACCAGGTTGGAAGACCTGGGTGTGTAAGCAAGTAGGCTGCAGGTGCGATACCCTGCGAAACTACAAAGCGACCAGCACCGGTTTTGGTGCCAACTTTACGAAATTTTGCTAAACTCATTTAAGTATCTCCTTAAGATATTATTTTTTTTAAAGTTTACGACGGCCCATAAGAGCATCTACAAAGATATCTTCAAATGGTGTTGCTTCTACTGTTTCTTTTTCTTGATCTTTTCCATCGAGAGTTATGACACCTGTCTCATTCTCGCTAGCTTCGATTTCAGAATTGATCTCTGGCATAGCTGCTTTGGCCTTTTTGGCTGCTGGCATACCTGCAAGATCTCTTAAAGAATCAGCTAAAGAAGAAGCTGTACGCTTAACGTGATCAGCTACTAATGTTTCTCTAGCATCGTATGATTCAATACCAATTGTAATCTTTGCATCAACAACTCTTTCTGCAAGAGTTCTATGTAATGCACTTCTAAGCTTCTGGTTTTCTTCTTCAAGAGCCTGAAGTTTATTGACTGAATCATCCGCATTTTGCTCAGGGGCAACTGTTTCGCCAGTGAGCTCTGCTTCTGTTCCTTCAGTCTCTTTATTTTCTTCAGAAATTTCAGCTTTAACAGAATCAACAACTACTTTATCCTGTTCTTCTGTTGCTACTGCAACTTCTGTAGATTCTTCTTCTGCGGCTGGTGCTGCAGAAACGATCTGTGCTTCAAGTTCGATTATGCGAGCCTTAGCTTTTGCTAATTCGTCATCCGACTCAACTGCGACTTCTTCTTCAAGAGGCTTTACTTCTTCTACTTCAACTTTTGCTGATTCATTCGTTTCATCAGCTACTTCTTCTGCTGACTCCTCTTCCTTAGAGGCGCTTGCCAATGTTGAAAGGTCTTCGCTAAGCTCTTGGGCGACGGCGAGGATGTCTTCGTTTACTGCAACATCATCCATTTTAAGATTCTCCTCATATTTTTTCTCAATAGAGTCTTCATTAGATAGTAATGAAGCCTGCTCGTTAATTACATTTTCACTCTCTTGGACAGCCATCGCACTAAGGAATGCTCCTTTAAGATGCAGGTAAACTGGTCTTGATTCTTTTTTCTTCATATTCTTAAACATTGATTCATTTTCATTTATTGAAACAATATCTTCATTATCCATGTGTAGGATAAAAGCTGAACTTCTAGCCACCCAATTCTCTGAGTCAGCGACCGGTGCCTTGCCCTCTACAGGCTTAGAACCTCTTACGCCAGATCTTTGGTCTGCTGGCTGGTTAACAAAAGAGTATTCCTTAAAAGAAATGTCTTGCATATCAACAAAAGCCATTTTACCCTTATATACTTTGCCTCTTTTAAACCTAGCAACGTTTGGCTTGCCGCTTGCATCTTCTGAAGCCAGATCATCGCCAGATATTGAACAAACAGCTTTGCCGGCTCTTCCGCCGACGGAACCGGTCATGTATCTTTTATCAGCTATCTTCTGTGCGGCAACTGGGTCAGTCACGGCAATCTGCAAACGAACGAAAGAAGAACCATCTTCTTCTTTGTCCATTCTTGCAGCCATAACACGGCCAATTGGCTCAGAGTTTAAATCGTGATTAAGAATGATTGGCTTAGGATACGGCTCAACCCAAGACTGGAGAGCCTTTTCTAATTCTATTGCTGAGTAGTTATTGTAGTTTGCTGTCAATCCGCTCATGTATAGCGGCGACTTCGATTATTAGCCCTTGCTTACTATCAAATGATTCCATAAAATTATAATTAGAGTCGGCAAACTTGGGCATCTCTATCGTGAAGTTTTCTACAAAATCAAAAGCCATTATTTGTTCCTTTATTACTGATCAGCTATATAGTAAATTTGTTTTTATAAGATTAAACAATCTTATATAAATATATCATACTTTATCGAACTTGATTAGTTCTAATATTACCCCTATTGTCGCCGTTTGTCAAATAATGCTGATACATATCTTTAGACATAAGATGTGGGGCATAGATGTACGATGCGCTATATAATTTAAAACCTTTTTCTGTAGCGTTTTTTGCCCAGCCAAGATCTTCGCCTTGTTTATGAAACTGATAATCCACATTATTATAAACATCTTTAGACATCATTTTTGCAGCCATAATAACATCTGATTGGAAATAATCCCCTAAAGGATATTTTTCCTTTCTATAAGCTACACTGTGATCTTCGTCTTTCCAACTCATCACACTAGGAAATCTTGAATCCACAGGCGTCATAAACATCAAAGGCGAAACTGCGTCTGCGCCATCTTTAATATGAGCTATTAATAACTCTATCGTATTAGGATTTTGTAACAAAATATCAGAGTCTAAACTTAGATAATAATCTGGCTGATATTCTCTTACTCTTTGAAGTATTGAATTCCTTAAAGACACCATGTTATGATACTTGGACATAGTCCACTGTCTTCCATTGTTCTCGTGTTCAAAATGAGGTATATCTTTTCTCTCATTAATCTCAAAAGTTTGGAATCTTTTATCTAATCTTTTCCAAGTTATTAAAGAGTTAGTAGTTTCAAAATCATCAGGTGATGTTTCAAAAATTAAACCAACATCTTTCATATCAATGGATTGATTGATAATACATCTAATCCATTCCGGAAGAATCCAATCTCTTTTATAAATTGGACAGCCAATTATTAATTTCATTTTTCTTCAGTTTGTACTTTTTCTTCTTTTAGCTCAGCTTTTTTTGCTGCTGGTTTTTTTTCTTCTTCAACCTTTGGTTCTACAACTTCTTCGGTAACCGAATCATCTTCTGTTTCAATAAGAAGATCAAACGCTTCCATAAAAGTATCAATTATTTCTGTTAGAACCTTCAAAGCAAGTTGTTGCTGATTATTAGCAACTGCCTTCTTGAAACCTTGAACAGCGTCTTCTTCTAGCAAGAATTGCTTGCTAATCTCTGAATTAATTATTAAGCCCATCATCATCCTTTGGAATATTTGACATTAAGTCATCTGCGTCTATAACAGTATACTCTTTTTCCAAAAGATTTTCAACTACTGACAACCAAGATAAATCATCTGCTCTTCTAATGTTTGGAGATGTTCTTGTGCCTTGTTGGTTTGTTGGTCTAATAATATTCCCTGGTCCCTTTGTTTTGTTGGGCATGTTAGTAGACTTAGGCTGCTTTGGTGCCGCTATTTTTGTATTGCCACCGCTTGGTGAAGTTTTAGTTGTTGCACCCTGCTCAGGGGCTGTAGCAGCCTGGACATCGGCCTGGTGAGTTGCTATGTCCATTTGAATTCTTGCCTGTATAGCTCCAAATAATTCTGATTCATCAATTTCTGGATCAAGGCCTAATTCTTTTCTAGTTTCAGACAAAGAAATAATAGAGTTCGTATACTTCTGTATTACGTGAGTTTCTTTTTTAACTTGAGTATCTACGTCAATTTCATTAAACTTAAAGTAACAACGGTCTGATACATCACTCTCAATTGGGTTCTTAATTGGATCAAAACCACCCTCAAACAATAGTTCGTTAAAAATATTAACTCTAACAATTTCAGCAAATTGTTTTTGGTACTGTTTGATCTTGTCATAAAGAGCTACATCTAATCTGTCTGTTACTGATCTATTTCCACCATTCATCATCATGCCAAGATGGTGAGGTGCTAGACCTAAGCCAACAGCAACTCTTTCCTTGAAGTGCTCAAGATACTTTGAGGCATCAAGTAGCTGATTGCCCGATGCAACAACATCAATGTCATGTCTAAACGGAAGTATCAAACCACCTTCGGTTCTAAGGTTTTCAATTTCTGCTGCAGCACGCGATATCTCTTCTGGCTCCGCTGGTTGTTCAGCTGTACCAATCTTGTATTTATACAGAGGAAACAATTCTCTGTGGACAAGATTTTGAATATCTTCTTCTAATTGTCTTAAGGCAATTACGTCATCTAAAACGTTTACTAGAAATGGCGTACCAAAAGCTCTGCCGGCTTTTTTGTCAAAATTTAAATGGATAACTCTATCTGCTGCCCAAACTGGCGTCTTAGCGGAAGGCGAATACGTTAAAGGATCAGTTCTTTGTTCATATGACTTAGGTCTGTTAAATTTATCTCTAAGAATTCTGACTTGTTCTGTTGGGATTAAATAATATCCTATTATGGTTTGCTCAGCTGAAACTGGAGTTAACTTATCTGGAAAATATTCGGAAATATCTCCTCTAGCTTTAACCACGAAACAGTTAGCGTACTTGAAAAGTTGATCGGAAACTTCTATCAAGAAATCCAAGAATGGTCTCTTCATGGTCATTTCTAAAAAGTCTATTCTTTGATATAGATAAGCTACTGCTTCAGGGTTTTCGCCAACTATCTTCCAATTTTCTTTCCAGAATAAATCTTTATATTTATTCATTGCTTGACGGATATACGAGTCGGTATCTACCGCCTGCATAATTCTGTCAAAGTCGTATGGCGATGGCTCAAATGTTGCTCTAGTATTATACCAGTAAACTGAACCATGGTAACCAAGGGCAAGCGATGCCACTCTCATGACCTTACCCAAAGTACCTACGTCTTCAGGCTCTATAGTTTTTGCTACAAAGTTACCACTGTTAAAGTCGTCTATCTGACGAAATGGTAAATAGTCTAATAGTGGCATTTAGGGCTCCCGTATAAATCTAATAGAATAGTACTTATTAGATTATATTTTTATAAGTTAGTTACCTTGCTCAAGGCCAGCTTTATTAAAAGCATTCTTAATAATAAGGTCTTTTACTGCCTCAAGCCAAAAAACGGTCTCAGCTTCAGCGAAATCGCTTCTATATGAAAGATTTTGCTCACTAATCTTAATCTCTACAGAAAAATCTTTTTTTTCTTCAGTTACTTCTGTTGGTTCTGTTGCGTCACTCATTTTAAATTTGTCCTTTTAATCGTTGAATAATATTTGCTTGTTGTTTAATTGTTGCTTCTTTTATAACTAATTCTGTCATTAAATTACTAAGCTTTTCTTGGAAAACAGCTATAATTAAATTAACGTCTAAATTAGAATCATTAATATCTGATTCAGGAATTCCCATTACACCAGTTTCTTGTTTGCTTATTTTAGACATCTGATAATTATACCACCATTTTACTTAAGACCCAAATTCTGTAGATCATGAATGCCTATGAAGTAAATATTCTTCATAAGAAAGCACTTTGTCGCCTACCGCATAGAGCATATATTTTTCCATTTCTATATCTACTCTTTTCTTTTCCATCTCAGCCCATTTTGATGCCCCATAAGTTTTTTGATTTTCTAGCCATTCTTTACTTCCATCATAATCGTAAATCATAAAATTTCTAACCATAAATTTATCTCCATTTTTAATGGTTTTTACACCATGATAATAAGGTGCACCAGAAGGGAAAACTAGAATATCGCCAGCTTTTGGTTTGTGATTAATCGAATCACCATTTATGTAAAAAGAAATATCACCACCATCATAATTGTCATTTATATAAGCTGTACATGTTAAGAAAAATTTTTGACCAGGAGTATCTTTTTCGCAAATAATATAATCGGTATGATACTGCATTGTTAAGTTATTTTTTATAGATTCAAGATTTCTACCATATTTACAAAAAGATGAATTTGTCAATCTAGTATTGTACGGCAGTTCGACGTTAAATCTTTTTATGTAATCTTTAGTTGCAATACTGGATGCTTCAGCTAATCTATCCACAAGGTACTTCTCGTCTTTGTGCATCTGCACATTTTCCTCAGCGGGACTAAAAGTCGTATATTTTTGACTAGAATATATACCAAAAACAGACCATTTATCCCAGGTATTTAAATAAAATTTACCTTGAGAATCATCTGAAGATTTTTTCATGGTTTCATGCAAAATATCAGAATCCGATAGCAACCCTCTATATAAAACAACTTTTGGATATATTTCAACAGAAAAAAAATTAATACCAGGCTTTTGTTGTTCTTGGTCGTTTATTTCAGGCATTCTGCCAGTATATCATGAGTTTAGTCTAGACTCAAGTTCGTTAACTTTTGTAGATAGCTCTTGAATAGCTTTTACTAAAAGAGGAATTATTTCAATTGTATTCCACATAGCTGGATTCCAAGCATCTATGTCAAAAATTCCACCTTCTTCATCCCATGGTAATTCGTGTGATGGTGGTTGAAAGGTCACCAGTTCGGGTTGCGCTTCAAGAACTTCTTCCACTATAAAACCATAAGATCTATTTAGGCTCATAAGATCTTTAGCTTGATCGGTCCATGGTTCATTCGTAACCGGATCTATTTCTCCCATTTTCCAACTAAAAATTCTTGGTCTTAAATTATTAACCACAGAAAGACCATTTGGAATATCTTCTATATTTTCTTTAAATTCTCTCAAAGAAGTAAATCTAACTATTCTTTCAACACCTTGTCCACCAAGTGATTGAGCATAAAGTGGTCCGACTCCACTACCCGCTGTTGGAAAACTGCCTTGGGCTCTATAGGAATAATTGTTTTCTACCGTGATATTTAAGCAGTCGATTGTTGATCCTGAAATAGCCCCGCCAAAAGTGCCGGTAGAACCTGAAATATCACCGTTTACAGAAAGCGTTGCCCCGTTCCAGGAAATCGATCCAGAACCAAGGCTAAATGTTCCGTTATTTAAGTCTAAATAACTTGTATTTCCAGGAGAAGCTAATAAACCAGTTCTTATTACATCTCCAGATATCTGTGTTAAAAAACCATTATTATCAACGCTAATGCCAGCTCCACCAATTGTTATCTTATTACTAGCTGTGTTGAACGCATCGTCCGCATATTGATACGCAGCATCAGCTGTGCTAGACGCAGCATTTGCTTCATTGTATGCATTTTGGATTGTGGTATAAGTTGTGCCGCCGGTAATAGCTACGTTACCAGTTATACTTAAGGTTGCTCCATCCCAAGTTAATTTATCACCCAAAGAAAAGTTAGCTTGTCCACCAGAATTTTTGCCAACAAAGAAAGCAGTGTTGCCGCTAGCAAAAGTTCCGTTTCCGTAATACATTGTATTAGCAGATATTGTTAAGCCACCTATAAAGCCATCTTCGTATATTGAGTTACCAAACTCATCAACTATAAGTTCAACATCTTCTGCGTTCAGAACATCTGAACCATCGCTAAGCTTTAAGGTGCCCTGTACAGTAAGACTGTTGCCATCCCATGTTAGTTTATCACCCAAAGAAAATTGCTCAGTAGCATCAACATAGAAGGCGGTATCCGTATTGCTGTAATTGCCAGCTCCCAAAAATATTTTACCTCCAGTAGCCAATTCGGTTAAGCCTGTTAAGGTAAGACTGCTGGCTGTAATATCTCCAGTGTTAGTCACCCTAAATGGAGCTATCGAAAAGCTAGTGCTATTTGAACCGCTCCACATGTTTCCGTTTGAATCAACATGAAATGACGTAGCGTCTGATGTTCCTTGATCTTCACCAATGTCTAAACTAGATCTAATGCTAGCGTCATTAAATACAGCTTTTCCATCTCCACTTATCTTCCAACCGGTTCCACCAAATGTAGTATTCGCTGCGGCATAGTTGTTAGATTTTAGAATGGAGTTAGCCCCAGACAAGGTTATTGTTTGTGCGCCTATTGTTCCAGCTGTTATTTTTGATGCAGTTAAGCTGCTGATATATTGGCTATCAATTAGCGGTGTTGATTGATCAGTTTGAGTTAAAGCTGTCCATGGACCAAGGTTGCCAGTCGTATCTACCGATCTAACTCTTCCCCAATAAGTTTTGGCAACCGTGTCTGTACTGTTTGGTACCGCTACCGTAAACACGTTTGCAGAACTAAAGCCCGTTAAAGTTGCCGTCCCGGTGCCGGCCCCATTGTCATATAGTTCATATTCATATTTGTCTATATCTAAATCATTACTGAAGTCAAAAACAAACATCACATTTTCAAATGATGCGTACAAGGCTAGATTAGATATAGCGTCAGGTATCGTAGTATCCTTGGGGATTGAAACTAATATAGAATCTATACTCTCAGAGTAAGCATTAATGTCAGTATTTTTTGTTCTTACACTAAATATATAATTCTTGCCTGGTTTTAGGTTCTCAATTTTTTTTATAATCTCAGCCATTACAAAGTTGCTCCTGTGACGATTCTTCCCAATAATGATGAACTTACTTCTTCTTTGTTTAAGCTCAAATAATTATTTAAAGAAAAACTATATTTTTTTATGTTCATTTTTCCATCTGAAGATAGTATGTTTTTTTCATGATTAGAAACTATTTCAAATACATAGTTTTTATATGATAAATCTGTTTTAGAAAAGACTAGAGCATCTGTGCTTTTGCTCTGACTGTATAGATCAACGTCTTGCCAATCTAAGACAACTTTATTATCTATATCTTGGTCAGAACCATAAGCTGTAATTCTTATTTTAAACTTACCGTAATCTGGACCTTTGTCACAATATATCTTTATATTTGGTCCAGTGAAAGTTCCTATTAAAGAAGCTCCTGAATTTTTTGAAACACCAGAATCCCAATTAGATTCACTATTAATAAATGATAAATTATAGTAATTATCTGAAGTTAAATCTCTTACATATGAAGAAACATTTACTTCTTCTTCAGAGCTAACAAATTCCGATTGAGCTTCTTCGCATGCTTGATACTGATTGTCTTGAGTTCTTTTTTTAATTAGTTTTAAATTTGGAGTTTTATAATATAAACTATATTGCTTATTTATTTCAATATCTTTAGAGTGATTTTCTGCTGCCTTAAAATACAGAAGATTGCCAACAATTTGGCTTATCACTGGGGTTGAGTCATAGTTCTCAGAAGACTTATCTTCATAAACAACTAAATAAGAATCTGGATCAGTAGAAGCTGTTTTGGTAAAAATTGAACCTTCTTTATTTAAAGCGTAGTAAATGTCAACATCTAAATTTTCTACATCAATAAAAAGCCAAGAATCTTTAACAATGTTTTCTTTAGCTATTGGAAAAGTTATTTTTTTCCTTAAATTAGGATAAACATAATTTCCATCTAAATCATAATATCTAAACCAAGCCATAATTAAACCTCATAAACAAAAACTTCATATTCGTGATTAACAGCAACATCGCCATCTTCTATCTCTATCGTTATTACGGCATCAACGACCGGTATTCCACCATCTATTATATCCTGTTGTATGTTCGTAATCTGTATAGACTTAGCTTTAGGTACAACTACAGTAGTATCTGTTCTCACAATATCATAATCAATGTCTGTTGATTTAATTTTTTGGCTACCGTCATTACCCGTATGCGCGTGACCAGATAGTGAAACTCCGTCTATCCTCATGCCAGGATCAACGGAAATATTCCCAGTTATTGTTCCGCCATCTTTTAGTAAATATTGTGGGTGATGATTTTCAGTTAGGTTATGTAAGCTTGCATGATCAGAAATTAAATCACTTTGATCTTTATAAGTTATATGAGAATTCTTATATATTTCAGAATAATTATCTTCTGTTATTGTTTTGCGAATAACTTTTTTATTTTGTCCCTTAAATGAAAGTTGAAATATATAATTAGAATATCTTCTTTTTTGTTGAATTAAATCTAATAATTTTTCTACTCTAGATCTTATAATTTGATTTCTTTGTATCAAGTCACTAAGTATCATCCCAAAGTTTGCGTTTATCACATTTGTGGCTATAACTAACTCTTCTGTTAAAGTCGGAAATCTAGACGCAAATGTTGTTGTATAAAAGTTTGCCTCCATGGGGGAAACTATCTTTGTTTTAAAATTTAATGTTTGCGATAAATATCTGTCATAAAAAATACTGCAGTTGTCTACATAATCTCTTTTTAGGTTGTTTAATAAACTTGCGATTTCTTCATTTAAAGCTTCTAGTCTAATCGAAAAAAATGCTTGGAATTCAACGGCTTGTTTTTCTGTGATTTGATCCAACTCGGAAGCTGTGATTTCTCCTGGTGATGATGAGATCGATTGGACAATGCGTTTCGTGCATTGTGCTGCGACCTTTGCCCATGCGTCAAATTGTACTGCGACTTCTTTTTGTGAGTCATCTTCATACTGCTCCTGGAAATTTATTAATATAAAATTTTTAATATAAAAAGCTTCATTTAACATTGCGTTTAATAAATTCCTATAATTTAACAAATAAGAAAAAACGCTTTGTGAACAAATTTGGTTAAACTCGGCTATAAATCTTCTGGCAACCGTAGACATAGATCTTTCGGCGTATTTATATTCTTCAAAGGAAACAAAATCTGGTTCCGGCAGTTTGACGTCGTTATATTTGCATAATTCCTCCCAAAGTTTTGTGTGACATTCTTCCATATTTGGAGTTAATTTTTGATCTAGATAAACTTTATATAATATATTATCTATGGACTTAATCGTTTCTTGAATGTAATTATATGTTTGAAAAGATTGATTTTTTAAAAAGTTTAAATCAACTGTCATACTTGGTATTAAGCTGTAATCAAGATTTGTTGGGATACTATTGGCGTATTTATTTACAGTAATGTCGTCTCTTGTTTCTTCTTCAAAAAAAGATACGTCCGTTTTATAGCCACCAAATATGTCACTGGTTGGACCAAAATTATTTTCGATGTTGTTAATAGACATAATTAAAACATCTTTCTTTTACCGTTAGATATAACAGAACTTTTTTTTCTAAACTTAGTTGCAGCCAAACCATCATTTCTGCCAACTATTGCATACTTTGGTTTTTCTTCTTCATCTTGGACCGTATTAACCTTTGGCATGTAAAAGTCGTTAGAGAAAGTTTCGGTATTCATAGCATAGTTACCTTTTGAAAATTCTCCATAGTTTTGGGTTATGGCTAAAAGTGCCAACATTAAAGCGTCGTGCGCGTGGTCCATTGCGGTTCCGCTTGCTTCAAATATTGGTCTTCCAATTTGAGTTGTTCTTATCACAACATATGAAATTAATTGGAGGTATAGTTCTTCGTCCGATTCTGGAAAAACTATTTTTTCTTTTTCCAAGAACTGACGAAGATTATCTACCATGTACGGTTTTATTTCTTTTTTAACCAACATTTTTGTATATGGGTCTCTCACCTCTATCGCCTCAGCAAAAGATACGCCTTTAACTTTTTCTTTAAGACCGGATCTAGGATTCTCAACGCCATATTTATGCAGTAGTTCGACCTGGACTTCTCCAAATCCTCTGTCAACATAAATATGTTTTGGTTTGAATATTTCGTTAAGCTCAAATATTCTGTCTACAGCTTTAGTTAAAGTATATTCAGACCTATCTATT